TAGGACTATTTGCCGCAACATCTTTCATTGTAAAGGCATCTGGATAGTACACAACATACTGTCCTCCATAGGTATCATAATGCTTTGGATCTACTTCCATAACATACACTTGACTTTCCCATGTCTTTCGTAGTTCCTCAATTTCTGCAACTGAAGAACCCTTACTTATTATAAGATGTTGTGCAATAAAGGACTGGACATATGTCTTTCCTGAACCCGGAGCCCCAGCTAAGAAGAAAAGCAAAGGTTCATCTCTACTAGACACATTGAATGTGCCATCATTAAGGGTAATCAACATTTGCTTCACAGTATCAAATAGCTTCTGATACATGATCCGGCTAGGGGTGTCCTTCTTGTCAACTTCTGTATTGAGATCTATCAAGCGCATATTAACAGCTTTTAACCTCCTCATAAAGTCTGCAGAAGGCATAGGGTTCTCAGCTAACTCCATGGTCAATTGGGATACTTCTCTAAATACCTTATTCAGTTGTGAGTCTGCAGTAACAAAGTATTTAGAAAGGTCCCAACCTATCACCTCGAAAATCTTGGTGAGTAGTTTGGATATCCAATCCAATACTCTACTTACTATCTTCGTAAGACCCTCAACCTTGCGTTCAATACCGGCAAAATCTTCACAGATCCTAGTAAAAGTAGAATCAAAACTGATAGTGCGGCCAAACGTTAGAAGAGATAACCCTTCTACTACTAGCTCGGTCCACGAACCTGTTAAAGCTTGTGGTGTGATAGTTGTAATCCACGACACAATCATGTCCTTAACAGGACTGTTGTACAGATAAATGATAGCAGATCCAGCAAGTAACATCTTAGCCACTCTTATAACTTGAGGATTATATCCGTCTTCCAAATAATGTATCGTTGCAAAGACTACTATGAACGCAAAGGCACCCTTAACACTATCCTTGAAACTGTCAACAATACCTTGCAGGCTGCTCATTACACTTTCCACTATATTACTAGTAGACTGTGTAGTTGTATTTACACACCTCTCAGCTGATGTAGCCAATCTATCGGTACACTCTTTGAGCACCTCCCCGAATGATTTCAATCCCAAGATATCAAAACACTGTGGTTTCGTTTCTTGAAATAAATCAACAACCGGGAAGAGAGCGCTAGGAAAGTTCCTCTCTTGACTACCCTGTAATGCTCTCTCAAAGGACG